ATATTGCAAAGCATCGTGTATATGAGAAAACCTATTTTTATTTGGTTTCTCATCGTACCTTTCTCCAGATACTTGCATTCTCCTGTAATGATAACCCCCATCAAACCCTTTAATCAAGTTAATACACTTCGGATCTAACAATATTCCTGATTCTCCATCTACCATTCTTGATAAAGTAGCATTAACACTCTCTAATCTTAGGGCTACATCGTTACTTGGAGCTGGTCTTGCATTGATTCCGCGCCCTCTAAGTATCTGAAATGGGGTAGATTCATCGGTTTGTACCCTATGGTCACCTGCTGGATCACCAAATACTATGAAGTTTCTAGGTAAATACTCTGCCATTTTCTGTTTCATGACATCAGAAAACCTAACAATACCCATATCTTCTGCTACTAATTCATCAATAATTACCCATCGGTTACGTATTTTCATGCCAAATACACATGCTGGTGTTAATCCAAAGTCTATTCCTACATAGATTGGTGCATCTGGAAGTATAGCTACATCGCCTTTAGCAACGTGTACATCTTTCCTAAACATCTCATATACAGGTTTACCGTCTTCAATTTGTCCTAATTTATTCAAAACATAGACATCAATCCATGATTTAGACTTACCTCTGATAATACTTTCGTAATAATTCTTGGTTAAATTCTTACCGTTTTCTTTTTTTGGATTGTCTTTATATCCCTCTAGTTCCTTGTCTTTGTTGTAATCTTCTATCAATGCTGGTGGCTGATTAAAAAATATCCAGTTGTCAGGTTTGACTAGCATCTTAGCTTCTTGCTTGGTTATGTAATCAGGAAGCATTGCTTCACCTGATAGGATTGACCACCAATGGTCAGTATCAGGAGGGTTAGTATCGCATATCACACCATACCAAGTAGGACCACCATCACGCATACTAGGATAACGTCCAACACGCATAGTACATGCATCAACAATTGACTTAGGTATCTCTCTAGCTTCATTGATCCATACTCCTGTTAACTCTAATGATAGCAGTTTCTTAACATCATCTGGTCTATCTAGGGCTAGAAATATAACTTCTAGGTCAATATCACCCTTTTTTATACGATGTGTATAGGGAACACTGTAATTAAACTTGCCCCATTCTTCTTCTGGAAACCAGTCAATCCAAGTTTTTATTGTAGTTGTTTTCAATTGAGGGTTGGTATTACGTATGACAGCCCATCTGGAATGTCTAATACCATCTTCTGCTGGCTCCTGCATCAATGCTCTACGAAAGATTTCAATACAACAAGCAACCGATTTACCGCTACCTACAGGTCCACGAATGGCTCTGAAGAACGTATCATTTTTCATGAATTGTTTGAGTACTTCGCCGTCTGGCTTATAGTTGAGTGACATTATTGTTGACTGCTAGTCTGTACAGCTTCTCCAATGTTAGTTCAGATAGTGATTCTAGGACCTTATCTGCCTCATAATCGGTCAAAGCAGATTTAGGATAGTCTTTCATATGTGTCATCTTAACAACCGTTCTAAGCTTACTCATAGCTCCATGATTGTATTTACGTAGTTTTTCTATTGAATGATAGCTCATTGTCTTCCACTAAGCTTAGTTCTAAGTTCGTCTCTTATCAGTTTAGCACTATATCCTTTCTTTTTTAAGTTTCGGTAAGTTGATCCAATAATATTTCTAGGTGTATAGGTTACTTCATCACTAACCTCTTTAAATTTACCTTTATCGGTTAAAACTTTTCTAGTATTTGTTGTATATAAAAAGTTTTTATTTTTATCATAAACCTCATTAGACTGTAAAAATTCTGACTTTCTTTTTTCATGAAACCCTAAGATTGCTGTATCTTGTTTAGCTATTCTACCTTTTTTAATATATCTAAGTACTGCAGATTGTTGTCCCATTGTTCTTAATTTATCTGTTTCAGTAGCAAATTTTTTATCACCTGTTATTTTTTTAACAGTACTGAATTCTTTACCTAGTAAAGCACTAGGTGGTCCAGATAAATCTCCTTTGGTTACTTTAGGAACATTAGCAAATCTAAGACTAATACCACGTTTCTTAGCTTCTTGGCTGTATATTTTTCTAACTAATCCATCTTTATCACTTAATACGACTGTGCCTTTCATGTCTCCTTTAGCTTTTCTGTCATCCAATCTTGCAGCAATGGTACTACGCATCTGCTCAATCTCTCTAGCAGTATCGCCTTTTGTTTTGGTAGCTACTCTGTTTCTGGTAACGTCTTTACCAATGCTTTCTTTTTTCTTAGAAAATTTTGATTTGGTTTTAGCTCGACTTTCTTTGTATAGCTTGGTTGGATCGCCAAATATTTCACCTGTATTTTCATCTACTTTAGCAACTTGTACTTGTTTATCTCTTATTTGACTACGAGTTTGAGTCGATTTGTAGTTTCTAACACCACCTGTAGCACTTCTACCTGTGGCTCTTACAGCATATTCATTGCGTTGGTCTTTGATATCATCAACCTTTTTCTTTCTTAACAAATAAGATTTGGTTTTAGCTGATGTACCAAACTTCTTATCTCTGGTAACAATGTCATAGAATTTAAGTATTGGGGCTTTAACCTTTAGGGCTGATACCGTTGATAATGCCTCTAGATTGTCTGTTTTGCCCTCTTTTATCTGTTTGGCAGTATCAATACCATATGAAACGTTTGCTCCAATATTGAGGGCTTTGAGTGCTTTCGGTCCAAATTTTTTTACACCATAGCGCAGTGCTAATGGAATAAGTGGGAGTGCCATTATCCGTCTACCAATTGACGAGCCATTTCACTAGCTAGTTCTAATGAATGTCCTCGTTGCATTTTGATCTCTATAACTTCTTTGATTCGTTTATTGCGGTAAGCTCGTTTTTCTTTTTCTTCGTTAGCCAGTATTTGTTTGGCTCTTTTTTCCATTTTGGTAAGTTTCTTAGCCATTATTTGTTTCTGTTTCTATATCTGTCTGTAGCAGTTCCAGATAAAAGTGTTTGTAGTCCTGCTGACGTACCTACACCACCAATAACATTGGCATATCCTATTCTTGTAGTTGGATCTTTCAAAATAAATTTAGTTGTTTTTCTGGATAGTCCTTTAAGTTCTTTTTGTGTTCTTTCGCCATGTTGAACCATTGCTTTATAATAATTTTTTTGAGACATAGTTTGTGCAATTTTTTCATTTTTCGTTGGGTTTTTAATTTTTTTAAAGTCTAATTCAGATTTTTTCGCATGAACCTTTAGTTGACCAATAACATCCTTATAGTTTCTCATAAGCATACTAGAGCCTTTATTCATTCCTATAGCATGAGATGCCTTTGCAGCCTTATAAACTTGATATCCTGTTCTTATGCCTCTTACAGCTGGCACTAAAGAAACTACATCCAATGCTAGATTGCCTGGATTGTTCTTATAAAACTCTACCTGTTTTTTAATTAAGCTTTTCATACCTTTTTATACCATACCTTATTGGGGAATGAAAATACTTTGAGGGAAAATAATGCGAGGGGAACACCTGTTATCCATGAGCTTATGAGTTTTTTAACCCTACCCCCTTGATAGATAATGTCCCTGTTAATTTTCTACCCCAAGTCTATAGTTACCTTAAAGTCTCCTGCTACCAGGTGCTGGTGTTTGTCTGGAGCTTTGAATCCTGCCCTATCTAGTATGTCTTTGGAAGCTTCAAGCTGTACGTACTCTGACTTAGCCCCTGAGGACAGAGACATTAACTTATGAACAGCCTTAGCTGAAGATAATCCTAGTGTTTGATTAATCCTCTGCATCATGTACTTCTGTACTTCTGGTTTCTGTAGCATCTTGGAGGCACTTACCCTAGCTGAATTACCTTTATATCCTGCCACTTTAGATGCCTCTTTAATAGTGCAACCAGTGGATACTAAAGTATCTACAAGTATCTTTGCTTTAGGGTTTATATCTACAGCTAATGCTGAGGTCTTCTTCATATAATCTTTATAACATACTGTTCTTGATTGACCAAGAACCAAGTCAGCATCCCTTTTAAGAGAAAAGGTCTGCACCCCAAAACCTTAATACTCTTTTTGTGTTTACTGGTAAGCAAATAGTAATTTGATTATTGGTCTTGGTCAAGTGACACACTGTTGTAATCCTTTGTTGCGTGTCCCTTGACCGTGTTACCCCAGCGACTTTGTCGCTGTGGTGTAATATATATACTCTAAGACGCTGTTGTAGCATTAGTTTATCCACATTACAAAAGACTGCTCTTGTGTGTGGCAATACTATTCTACTCCGTACATCCTTTATGCAATGTAGATAAACTAAATGTATAGATACCTGTGCTTCTCTGTTCTGATGATTTGTTAATGCTCGGGGCGGTCATAGAGTATATATATTACTCTTGTTTTTGTTTAATAATCGTGGCTTCGTCCACAGGAGATAACTATGAAAAATGTAGAAAATAAAGCAAAGAAACTTTTGATAATGGCTGAGAACTTAGCCAATACTTCATGCAGTGGCATCTTGAATGTCAAAACTAAGAAGTTTGCACAGACGTCTAAGAGAGACCAATTGATGAGAAGTATTGGCAGACTATTTAGCCAGAGTGTAAATCGTAATAAAATTGCTCAATCTGACTCTAGAGTTGAGATTGCAAATGATGCCATTATGCAATTCAATGAAGCTAGAGAAGATTATCATGCTATGGCTTTATGTTCGAAGTTTATAGAGGATAAGTATCCTAGAAAACAGAGCATATCTGATGCAGAACAAGCATTACAAGCTATGGCTGAGTAATACTGTAAGACTAGGGATTCTTCGGAGTCCCTAGTTTTTTTTATAAGCTCAAGCATTACAGTAAAGAGGTGCCTGAGCATCAACAATAGGAGATATAGATATGGCTATTGATAAAACTATAAAAGTTCTGGAACAACTTGGTTACAAGTCAGAGCATTACAATAATAAAGATGGTGAATGGGAATTCACTGTCATAACATTAGGAGATAATAATGAAACTACTAACGAAACAACAACGCACTCAGATGATTAAGAATCATGAACAACAAGATGGAACTAAATCATTTGATTGTGTAGTTAAACTATTCAATCCAGTAGGATTAGGTACTTGGTATCTGTCTGAGTTAAATCCAGAAACTAATGTAGCTTACGGTTTATGTGTAATCACAGAAGCTGAGTATGGATACGTGGATCTTGATGAACTTTCTAGTACACCAGTAGGTATGGGACTTGGTATTGAAAGAGACATGATGTTTCCATCTGGTCTAAGTCTAAAAGAATGCTTGACCATTCAAATGAGACGAGATGGTTGCTGATGAAAATACATAGGATCGTCTATGTAAACTGGCGAGGTATAGCTATGCGATGCACACTTGAGCAAGTCAAATCTATACCTCAGTCAGATATTTATGTAGATATACGAGCTGTTAGTTGGAGTATGACAAGCATTGAGACTTGCGGATGTATCGTACATGAACAGTTACCAGATGTAATACAGATAGTAATACCAGCAAATGAAACAACATTATCATACATGAGTGTACCTTTGAATCATGTCAAACATTACTTCGGACATAAAAAAGTAATGAGAGAAGAATGGTCAAAGATTATACTAGATAATATTGATACAATTGCTAACTCTCACATACAGCAAATACAAATAGAATTCTAAACATGTCGTTTAGATATAACCGTGCCTATTACTTAGGGTTTGAGATGTGATAGGCACAAACCAAAAGAGGAACACAATGACACAAGAAATGACAACAATGTTATCTGAAGAAACATGGGAAGAACGTAGAGAACGTCAATCTAATGAGTTT